ATGAAACGATTGCGTTGTGTCGAACTGCTATAGAGGACGCGTATGAGCGAAGACCAGTGGGGAGCTAATGCTAAGATGGTGCTTAGGAGCTTGAGCACGCTGGAAGAGGGTGTGCGTGGTGTTGACGCACGTTTAACAACGGTCAGCGAGCGGCTTTCGGTCATAGAAGAACGATTGGAGCGTTCGTTACAAAATGGACAACAGCTGCACAAAGATGTGGACTCGTTGAAGATGTTTAGGGTTCAAGCGATGGCCGTGTTTGCGGCTGTTCAATTTGTTTTTGGTTTGGTGATTGCGCTCAAAGACAAACTGTTTGGAAAATAAGGTATGAAAAACTGGAAAACTACAACGGCTGGTATTGCTGGTCTAATAGCAATCTTGGCGGGTGTAGCTAAGGCGTTGCTGGATAACGACCCAACAACCAACCCTGACTGGGCGGTGGTGATTGCGGGCGTTCAAGCAGCTTTGGTTGCAGTGTTTGCCAAGGATGCGGATGTGACGGGTGGCACTCGACAACAGTGAAACCGGGCTGGAAGACAACTGAGTTCTGGCTTGCTTGCGCGGCTATGATGTTTTGTGGAATGTTCATTGTGAGCACGCTTGGCAAGGCGACTAGCTTGGATAGAATGTTCGCGTTTTGTGCTGTAGCGGCGATTAGTGTTGGTTATTCAGCCGCTCGTGCAATAGCAAAGCGATGATTACAATTCTCTCAGCTGTGGTTGCGTTGCTGAAAGCGGTGCCCGCCTTACGAGTCATTATAGCTTTGTTCGTTAAAGAGTGGCACGACTTTGACAAAAGGGCAGCGGAGCGTGAGGCAAATGAACGACGTGAGACGAAACTTCATGAGCTGGACAAAGTTCTTGGTCAGCCTAAGTCTGCTGGTGCTGATGATATCAACGAGTTGCCTAAGTCCGCGTGCGAGGTTGGAAGGCAGCCGGACGTTAATAAAGGCAACTGACTTGCACCCGGAGTGTGATTTGTGCAGACCTTGGAAAAGGCGGGCTTTAGAGGAAGTTATCCGCTTGGAATATGAGATTGAGCGTGCGGTTCATTGAATGAACTAGACTATGAAGGGCCTTGAACCAGAAGACTTGAAAAGAGAGGACATTTCTCCCGCTCACCAGAAGATGCTTGACGAATGTCTTGCACTCTTAAAGGTCTCCCGTGACACGATGTCCACATTCTACGACACATGGGACAAGAACGAGGAGATTTATCGTGGTTTTTTGGTCCCCGACAAAGAAGACCTAGCCGCTCGTGACCGCAAGGAACCAACCAAGATGGTCGTCCCCTTGAGTTACGCTCAAGTTAAGACGTTTGAAGCTTTCTGTCATTCACTTTACACACAGCGTGAGCGCATTTTCGAGCTTGTAGGAATGAGTGAGGCAGACCACAAACCAGCCAAGATTGCTGAGGCGTTACTTGCGCGGGACTTGATGGCTAACAAGTTCGAGACTATCTTGAGCCAGTTCTTGAAGGATAGTGCCCGCTTTGGTCTTGGTGTAATGAAGGTCTCGTGGGTCAGAGAGCAGCGAGTCGTTTCTGAGACTCAACAAGTCGGTGGGGTTTCCGTATTCGGCTTCAACTTCTTGCCCAAGCGTGAGGAGATTGTTAAGAAGAAGGTAACAACTTACCTAGGCAATCGCTTGGTTTCTGTCTCCCCATACCGCTTCTTCCCTGACACCCGCCTGCCCATCTCCCGTTTCCAAGAAGGTGAGTTCTGTGCCAGCGAAGACGACTACTCCCAAGTAACTCTACGTCGGCTCGAATCCGATGGGTTGGTTCATGGCATAGACTACGTCCCAGTCATCACGCACGACGTGCTTGACCGGCGTGGGCGGACTGAAGATGTTACTTCCTTCCTCACCACAACGCCCTTTGCCTCAGCCAAAGGGCCGTTCTTGATCACTGAGATGCAACGCACGCTTGTGCCCCGTTTGTGGAGCGTGGACGACGAGCGTCTCGGTGACGAAGACTACCCAGTAAAATACCTCATCTGGATCGCCAACGACCACAGGATTGTTCGTTTCGAACCGCTCGACTACCCACACGGAGAATACACCTACGTCGTGGGCGAATACGATCCAGACCTACTTCGAGTAACTAACCAAGGACTAAGCGACACAATAGACCAACTACAAAGCGTCATCTCATGGTTCATCAGCTCGCGCATCACAAGCGTTCGTAAGGTCATATCGAACTTCTTGATTGTCGACCCTTCTGGTATCGAAATGAGCGACCTTGAGGCACGGCGACCGGTCATCCGCTTGAAGTCCGAAGCACAACGGCAGGGCGGTGTTGACCGTTGGCTCAAGCAGTTGAACGTCAACGACGTAACGACGAACCACCTCACCGACGCTCAGTTTTTACAACAAATTGTTCAGATAGTCACTGGCATCGGTGACAACGTCATGGGTCAATTTTACCGGGGTCGGCGTTCTGCCACAGAGTCGCGCAACGTTGGTATGGGAGCTGCCTCACGTCTGAAACTTGTGGCCTTGTTGCTCTTCCGCACCGCCCTAGAGCCGCTGGCCCGTCAGATGCTCGCCAACCTACGAGCAGGTCTGGATGAAGCCACGTTTGTGCGTATTGTTGGACTTGGCGATGCTGATCCCGGTTTCTTGAAAGCCACAAGGGACGATATGGTTGGAGAATACGAGTTCGAAGTCTTTGATGGGACGTTACCGTCTGAGCGGGCACTCCTCGCACAAACACTCGAAGAAATCCTCGTCGAGCTTGTGCGTCAACCACAGTCCGCTCTAGCCTTACAGCTCGACCCTCGTGCAATGATGCTTGAAGCTATGCAATTACGTGGGATACGTAACCCCACAAGATTCACTCTGAAAACCGCACCACAACCAAATGTTAACACTCAACCAATGGCTTGAAGAAAAGCGACTGAGTCCTGAACAAGCACTCTCGCTATTCTCGTCCCTCTCCAACCAAGAGGCGTTCATGTTCCTCATCCGAGTCCTAAGTGACGAGACGGACGCTCTTGTTTCAGAAGCTTTGAACAGCAGCCCACAAAGTGTGGGTGACGTGCTGGCACGTGAGAAAACAATAGGACAAGCTCAAGGACGTGCTCGATTACTTCAATACTTGAGTATTGTCAACGAAACACTAACATCAGCTATCAATGAATCCCGATGAACAGGGCGATGCGGATGTGTATGACGGCGATGCCATAGCGTCACCAGCCGCTCCCCTTACAGACGTAGCCAAAGACGAGCCAATTCGCCTCACCAAAGAGGATGTGGCGAGCATCGTGAGCGGGGCTGTAACCGAATCTCGGAAACAGACCGAAACTGAGCGACAACCAACGCAAGAAGAGTTGGACAAAGCGTTCAACGTGTTCAAAGTCACTCCTGAACACGTGACCAAGCTGCTTACTGGCCTTCGTGGTGAAGACGAGCAATCAGTCGAGGCAGTCAGAGCGCATTTGAACGACATGTTTCAAGCCATTGCGAGGCAAGCGGTGACTATAGCGGGCGCACAGCTCGCTCGTTGGAAGAGTGAGTTCAACGAGCAGTTCAAACCTTACGCAGAAATCCTGCGGACACAACAATATAAGCAACTGGCCGACGAGTTCTACCGAACTTACCCTGAGTTTCAGGGTCGTGAGGCTCTTGTTGACCAGGTTGCAAAGAATCTGACTCAAAACGCTTCTCAGACTCTAACAAAAGAGCAAGCGTTTGAGGCAGTAGCGGCCAACGTTAGAGAGATTCTCAAACAACTTGGCCTAGAGTCGAATCCAGCGAGTGCTGGTGGAGACACAGGAAAGCGACAGCAGGCTACAACTGGTTCTCGGATGCCCCCGTTGTCGAGTGGCGGGCAAATCGGTGGTAGTCAGACTTCTAACAAGGGTGGAGGTCCGCCCGGGTTAGAGGTTTTCTTCGACTAATATGCCAATACTTGGCTTAGTTCACACAGAAAGCGTTGCAAATCAACGCTTTACGAACATTCGTCGGCAAGTGTTCTACTTCTATCCCAACGGGGCATTTCCGCTCGCCGGTCTGTTGTCAATGATCAAAACAGACCCGACAAACGACGCGAAGTTCTCTTGGTGGGAGAAGAGGTTGTTGGAGCAACGCTCGACGACAGTATCAACGGCTAATGGGCCGTTTCAGGACGAAAACGGTGGTAACATTGCTTCCCCGTTCAACATGGTTGTTGGGACGGTTTACAGGATAAAGGTAGCTTCAACTGACCTGTTCCGTGTCGGCCATGTCTTCCGTTGCAAGGTTGACATTACTGGTGGCACGGGCGACGCCAAAGGTATCATAACCTCACTGGCTGCTACTCCTTACATCACGTTCCGTGCACTTACGGCACTTACTGCGGTTCTGAACGGCAACAACGAGAACAACGCCAAAGAAGTTCTCGTAATCGGTTCAGCCTACGCACAAGGGCGAACACTCTCAGGCATTGGTGAGACTTACAATCTCCCAGTGAACATTGAGAACTACACTCAAATCTTCAGAACGAAGTTCACGTTCACGGGTTCTTCCCTTGATACTTCGTTGAAGTTTGACAAGACGGGTCCGTATAAGGACAAGGCAAAGGAACACTCCGTTAACCACATGATCGAGATGGAACAGGCCATTCTCGAAGGTGAACGGGGACTCCACCACGTTGTGGAAGCAATCAATCCTGACACTGGTGCAGGTCTTCCGACTTACACTTCTGGCGGGATTCTTTGGTTCCTGAAGTTGTGGGAAGCCGGGAGCACTTACGGCAACACGGCTGCGACCTTGGACACGGACGACAACAAGCGAATCATTACGAATAGTGGTGGTTCGTTGAATGAGAAAACCTACGACAAATACCTGGAGCGGGTGTTTCGTGTCACGAACTCTACGTCGAACGAGAAGCTCTGTGTTTGTGGTAGCGGTTTCTTGCAGACGGTCAACCAGATGTATCGCTCGAAATCGACGCTTAATGCGTCACTACCGCTCGACGATACCTACGGGATGAACGTTGTTGCGCACGAAACCCCGTTTGGGACAATCTACTACAAGACGCATCCTCTTTTCTCGCAGAACGCAGTGAAGAGATACAACGCCTTGTTCGTAGATATGGGCAACCTGCGTTGGCGGGTATTGGGTCAGCGCGATACCAAGTTGCTGAAAAACTTGCAACCGAACGACGCAGATTACAGGATGGATGAGTGGCGTGGTGAAGGCGGTCTCGAACTACGGTTCCCTGAATCCTTCATGTATCTGCAAAACGTGCAGGATTACACTCCATAAGCTTATGGCAGACTTAGCATCATCGGCTGTTAGTGTTGTGCGAGCCTGGACCGAGGGTGGAGTTGCAGGCAAGGACCGAGTTGGCTCCTTGCTCACATTGACGCTCACTGGTCAAGGAAGCACTACTAACAAGATTACGGCATCGGCTCTCGGTTACTCAAAGGTCGAGAGTTGTGGAAACTTGCTCGACTGCACGAACACGAAAGTGTATCCTGCTGTCCCGTCAAGTGATGGCAGTGCAGTCTACACAATGAACCCATGTCAAGCAACGGATGCTAACCGTGCTGACCCTGCTGACTTGACTTGCACTGGAAGAATCGAAGTGCACGGCTACCGATAAGACACATGGAAACTGTAAGAAACCTTCGGGATTTGTCGCTTACACCTGACAGCGGCAAAGAAGTGAACGACACGAAGATGATCTCTGGTCAGGCAGAGGACACTCCCGCTGAGAGTGCAACGAACGTTACGCAGCAGTATTCGACTCCTGCTACGAAGTTCGGCAAGCTTGGTGGGAAACCGTCGGGCGAATAACTCAACGGCTGGTGGGGTAAAAGCCCCACCAGCCCCTTTTGCATGTTCTGGATTTGCATAACGCTAGCCATTGTTTGGGTTGCTTTTGTCGCTTATTGTTGCTGCGTTCTTGCAGGAGAAGCTGATGAGAACATCGACAGAATCGAAGGGGAGTTAAGGAAGTGAGCACTTTAACAGACTTGCGCTACGTAGTAGCCGCGTTCATGAACCGGACGCCAGCGGCCTTTTCTATCAACGGACAAGACTTGCTCCAACAAGCAATTAACAACGCGAAGCGTTATTGTCAGCGGAAATTGAATTTCGAGTTTGCTCGTGTCCAGGCCAAAGTAGAGTCAGTTCATTACTTGAATGGTGGTAGTCTTACTGCTGCTAAGGAACTCTCTACGAGCTTGGTGATCGACGTTAAGCAGATACGAGCGGCTTTTCTCACCAACACGGGTGTGCCAATTCTTGTCTACTCTCGTGACAAGCACTTGCAACGTCTACGTAGGCAACTTGACCGGCTGAACGTGCCAGTTCTTGAACAATCCACGTATCCTGTGACTTACCCCATTGGCTTAGTGCAAATGGGTAAGACGATTTACGTAACTCCCCCTGATACCGACATGCTTGGTGGGACAACGTTCACGGTTTACCTTGATGTAATCAAGTGGTTACCGCCATACAGAGATGTCATCACGGGGACGGCTAGTGGCGTCCTTGCAGGTTACTTGGTCGACACGGGCAAGAACTTCGTTGCACTAGATGTCAAGATAGGAGATACGGTTAAGAATATGGTAAGTTTGGCAACTGCTGTCGTTGATAACGTTGCTGCGACACAGTTGCACCTTACGGGTGACATCTTCCCTGTCACGGCCGCTTACGAAATAAACCCCGAGGCCGACCACGACTTCTTGCTGGACTACGGGCAAGACTTCTTGGTGTATCGCTCGATTGCAGAGCTTAACTACTTCTTGAAAGAAGACGAGCGAGTGTTGATTTCTGCACAGATTGTGCAAGACTCCTGGGATAGTCTTGTGAAATGGAACGACGATATTATCGGCAACACCGCAGAAATAGATTTGGACTAATATGACAAGCTACAGCGAAGGTTTGGGTCTGCCCAACACGAACAATCTTAACACGGCTACACCAGCGGATGCTGAAGCGATTAACTTGCTTCCTGCCGCGCTGCGTCAAGTTAAGAGCATTTACAACACGCACCTTGCAGTCTCTCTTGACCCGGTGACTGGGCAACTGAAGGCTGGCATAGTGACGTCGGCGGCAAATGCTGCACAAGGGATTATTGGTGCGTGCGACTTGGCTGTCCCGACCAACAGTCACATCAAAGCTGGTTCGTTGGGAACTGAGGATTATGGCGATTTGGAGCTTGCGGGGGCTGCTGCTGGGATTAGTAAGATCACGGCTGCTTCAATAGGGACTACTGACCTGGCCGACGAGGTCATCACAGGACCAAAAATAAAAGGTGGCGAGGTATGCGGGGCCGCTGGTGCAATGTATCAACACATAGGCGCGGGCACAATCGGCACGACTGACCTGGCAGCCAATGCTGTAACTGCGGACAAGTTGGCCGACAACGCAGCCACGGAGACGAAAATAGCGAACGGTGCTGTAACCAGCGACAAGATTGCTGCTGCCGGGATTGCGACGAACAAGATAACCAGTGGCGCGGATGCCCAGATTTTGGTGTGTAAATCAGGCGGCTGGACTGCTGTGACATTGAGTGGAGCCGGAACCATCAGCAACACTGGCGTGCTGACTCTCACTTCTGGTCTCTTGTCTGCTGCTAGTATTGTTACGCTCTCGGAGGTACCTACGAAAGGTTATGCAGGTGGTCCTTCCGAAGGGCCGTTTGACGTAACCACGTGGGCACTGACTGGCAATCGTGGCAGTGGTATTACCTGGACGCTTGCCCATGAGAACTTCTCGGCTACACCCTTTTCAGTCGCTTCTAATGGCACGCTGACAGTGCAAGCTGCTGGTGTAGGCAAGTATTTGGTTCGCTGTTCTGCGCCTGCATACAGTGTTGGGTATCACTGTTTGTTGTTTCAACTGTGGCGGTCGCCTGTACTCGTTCCGCCACCATATTTCGGCCCCAACGAGTTTGCTGGTGCTGGCGAGCAGACACATGCTACTCTTGATTTTGTCGTTACACTCGCGGCCGCGGACCAATTTCGTATTCGTCATTGGACCCAGTTGGTCAAAGCAACCAACGGCTTTGGTATTCCTTGTAGTGTTGATGATAGAAGCGAGCTTTACTGTTTCGTCTCCATGATTCGCATGTAACATGCCAACTTCTAAACAACCACAACATCACATTCAGGTCACTGGTGGGGCCAACTACGGCATTCGTCCCCACTTGATTCCTGAAGGTGCATGGAGACAAGCGCACAACGTTTACTGCACAACGTCAATCACGCAGGTTCCCCGTAAGTGCGTATGGCACAGCATTGGTCCTGGTTGGGTTGATGAGTTTGTCCAAGAAATTCACGTAGTGAAGGCTTTGGATGACGTAGGACACCTGCTTGTTTACACCACAGACGGGCTTTATCGAATCACTTACAAAGCAAGCGACGCTTTCGATACGCGTCAGCTTTATGTCGCATACCAACTCTCCGAGATACGTGAAAGCATCTTCTACCGTCGTTGGTCTGTCACTCAACACGGGGGTAAGCTTTATGCAGTGAACGAGGCGAACCCGGTCTTCGGAACGGACGGAACACAGTGCGACTACTTGGATGCACCCGCTGGTCGTTACATAGACACTTGGTTTGAGCACTTGCTTTTAGGTTGCCCGGTTGTGAGCGGAACAACGTTGGAAAGTCGCATCTCGTGGTCACATCTTTACGACTTCACGAAGTGGGCCGCTGCTTCAACAAACGAAGCCGACCACTACGATTTTTGGGACTGGGTTGGACCTGTAACTGGAATTGGCACCTTTGGTGACCTTCGAGCGATTTACACAACCGATGCAATCATCGTCATGGAGTATGTCGGACTCCCGAAGATTGTGCGGATACAGAGCGTCAATACGGGGATTGGTAGTTCCTTCCGTTACGGTCTGATTAAGGTTGGCAATTTTCACTACTTCCTTGACCAGAAACGAAGGATGGCTTATGCGTCGTCGCTTGAAGGTGTCAAACCTATTGGTGAGGAAATTGTTCAATACGTTGTTGACAATCTGACGACTGATGTCGCTTTGCAGCAACGCACGTGGGGCTACTTTGACCCCGTAAGATGGGAGCTTGTTTGGTTATTCTGTTCGACAGCGTCAACAGGTGCAATAGACAAAGCGGTTG